AGGGTAATGAAGTTGTTAACGCCATCAATAAGTTTCGCAAAGACTTCCTCAAAGAAGATTTGGCACGATACGGCGACTACTGCAAGAACGATGTGAAGCTGACATGGGACTTGTTTAACTTGATGAGCCAAGGCTTTCCAAAGATTGAGCTACGCCTGATTGACTTGACCATCCGTATGTTTACTGAGCCAGTATTGCAGTTGGACAAACTCATGCTGAATCATCACTTGCTTGTAGAAAAGCACCGCAAAACCGAGTTACTTGCCAGCTTTGACAAAGACACTTTGATGAGCAACCCGCAGTTTGCCGACTTGCTTGTATCGTTGGGTGTTGAGCCGCCCATGAAAAAGAGTCCCACTACTGGTAAGCAGACCTATGCCTTTGCTAAGAACGACGAAGAGTTCAAGGCCCTGTTGGAGCATGAGGATATTCGAGTACAAGCAGTAGTTGCGGCCCGGCTGGGAACGAAGTCAACGATTGAAGAGACCCGCACCGAGCGGTTCATTGGGATTGCTAAGCGAGGCCCAATGCCTGTACCCCTACGTTACTATGCCGCACACACTGGACGCTGGGGCGGTGACGACAAGATCAACTTACAGAACTTGCAACGTGCATCCCCGCTGAAGAAGGCCATCCTTGCGCCGTTTGGCATGGTGATGATTGACTCGGACTCATCGCAGATTGAGGCACGGACGCTGGCATGGCTGGCTGGACAAGACGATTTGGTAGAAGCATTTGAAAGGGGCGAGGATGTATACAAAATCATGGCATCGGCTATCTATGGCAAAAAGATTGAAGAGATCACAAAGGATGAACGTTTCGTCGGTAAGACAACGATTCTTGGGGCTGGGTATGGTATGGGTGCGGTTAAGTTTAGAGCGCAACTCAAAACTTTTGGAGTGGAGGTATCGGAGGATGAGGCGAAACGCATCATTGATACATATCGTCGAACCTACCCAAACATATCAGCGTTGTGGAAAGCGGCGGCAGATGTACTCCCCGCAATCATCCGTGAACAAACCACATCCTTTGGTCGGGGCGGCATTCTCAAGGTAGATGGGTCAGAAGGTATCCTGCTACCCAACGGACTGCGCTTGAAGTACCCCAATTTGCGGCAAAAAGTAGATGAAGAGACCGGCAAAACCGAGCTTGTGTACGATACTAAAAAAGGTAAGGCTGTCATACCCAACCGAATCTACGGCGGTAAAGTGATTGAGAACGTGTGCCAAGCACTTGCACGTATTGTGATAGGTGAGCAGATGTTGATGGTGGCCAAGAAGTATCGCGTAGTTATGACCGTTCATGATGCCGTGGCTTGTGTTGCACCGGAAGATGAAGCTGAAACAGCTAAGGAGTACGTTGAATTGTGTATGCGTATTCGTCCGTCGTGGGCACCTGAGCTACCGCTTAATTGTGAGGCGGGGTACGGTAAATCTTATGGAGACTGTTAAATGAGTATCGTATGGTCGTTCAGTAGCCTGAAAACATTTGAGCAATGTCCAAAGAAGTACTATCACACCAAGATAGCCAAGGATGTTGTTGAGCCTGATACACAGGCAACGCTGTACGGCAAGACTGCTCATACTGTGGCAGAGGAATACATCCGTGACAACAAGCCTATCCCACCAGCATTTGAGTACATGAAGGACACGCTGGATGCCCTTAAGAATTTAGAGGGGGAGAAGCTATGCGAGGTGAAGCTGGGCTTAACCAAAGACCTAGAGGCTTGTGAGTTTCACGCCCCGAACGTATGGTGGCACGGCATCGCCGACTTGGTTGTATTGAACGAAGCAAAAGGCTTAGCGCATTCTGCCGACTACAAGACCAGCAAGAACGCACGGTACGCAGATACCAAACAGCTTGATCTTGTGGCGACGGGTATTTTTGCCAAGTTCCCCAAAATCAATAGAGTTAAGTCCGCGCTGATCTTCACGGTATGCAAAGAGTTTGTAAAAACCGAGCATCACAGAGAAATGATGTCAAAGTACTTGGAAAAGCCAGCAATGAGTGTTGCACGGATTGAGGCGGCGTTAGAAAATGGGGTATGGAACCCTATCAGTGGGCCGCTGTGTAAGTTCTGCGCGGTCAAGCAATGTGAATACAACAGGAGTTGAAATGACAGAAGATGAAAAAAACCAAGCGGCGGCTTACATAAAGTTGCAAGACGATGTGAAAGAATTGGTCAAACAAAAGCTGATTGAGATTCTTGGAGTTTACGACCATGATCTTGTGAAAAGAATTCAAGACGTTACTCTTGGTAACCCAGCCTTTGATATTCGTGTAAAACAAGTTATCGCCAACCAAATGCAGAGGTAATCATGCCATACGTTAATAAACCTAGACCCTACAAAAAAGAATATGAACAGCAAAAAGCAAGAGGCGAATCTGATTCCCGCCTCGAACGTCAACGAGCAAGAAGCGAGATGGACAAGAAGGGCATTGACCGTACTGGAAAAGACATCGACCACGTGGTTCCCTTGTCCAAAGGGGGAAGTAATGCTTCGGGAAATCTTAAGCTCAAAGCCCCAAGCGAGAACCGTTCGTTCACTCGTAATTCAGACCATACCGTCAAAATTAATAAACCAAAGAAAAAATGAACTTATCAGAGTATGAGTGGCCTCGTCCCCACGGGTTCACACCGTTCGAGCATCAGAAAACTACAGCCGAGTTCCTAACAACCAACAACAAGGCGTTCTGCTTTAACGAGCAGGGGACGGGCAAGACAGCATCAGTGATTTGGGCAGTTGATTATTTGATGCAACGAGGATTAGTAAAACGTGTGTTAGTGATTTGCCCTTTGTCAATTATGAAGTCTGCATGGCAACAGGACTTGTTTAAGTTCGCAATCCATCGCACGGTATCAGTTGCACATGGCTCGGCTAAGAAGCGCAAAGAGATCATCAACGCAGGGTCAGAGTTTGTCGTCATTAATTTTGATGGGGTTGGAATTGTTAAGAGTGAACTGCTCAAGGGCGGGTTTGATTTGATTGTGGTAGATGAAGCGTCAGCGTATAAGAATGCTCAGACCGAGCGGTGGAAAGACTTGCGAGACTTAACCAAAGTCATACGTGGGTTGTGGATGTTGACTGGAACTCCTGCCGCGCAGTCTCCTGTGGATGCTTACGGATTAGCAAAGTTAGTGAACCCCACTGGCATCCCCATGTTCTTTGGGCAGTTTAGAGATCAGGTAATGCTCAAGGTCAGTGAGTACCGCTGGATACCACGCCCCGAGTCCAAGCACATTGTTCACAAAATACTTCAACCAGCTATCCGGTTTGAGAAGAAGCAGTGCCTTGACCTACCCCCTGTAACCTTTGTTGACCGTGATGCACCGCTGTCACCCCAACAGATCAAGTATTACAACGTACTCAAGAAGCAGATGTTGATTGAGGCCGACGGAGAAGAAATATCGGCAGTCAATGCCGCCGTGAAACTCAGCAAGCTACTTCAAATATCCGGGGGCGCTGTGTATACGGATACTGGAGAAGTCCTAGAGTTCGATGTATCTGGCAGATTAAACGTGGTGCAGGAAGTCATTGAGGAATCAAGCAACAAAGTGCTGGTGTTTGTACCCTTTACCCACACCATTGAGCTTCTAGAAAAGCACTTAAAAAAGCACAATATAAAGTGCGAAATTATCAATGGAGAGGTGAGTGTCAATAGACGTTCTGAATTGGTACGGCAGTTTCAAGAGAACGAGCACCCCAAGGTTCTTATCATCCAACCACAAGCGGCATCCCACGGGCTTACCCTAACTGCCGCCGACACAATTATTTGGTACGCTCCGTGCTCAAGTGTAGAAACGTACTTACAAGCCAATGCCCGAATTGACCGACCCGGTCAAGTTAACCCAATGACAATCGTGCATATAACAGGCAGTCCGATAGAGACAAAGATGTACGCTCACTTGCGGGGCAACATTGCACACCACACAAAAATAATTGATTTATACCGGCAAGAAATTATTTTAGAAAGTACTTGACATTGTCAAGGTCTGTGATAAACTGACCCCCCCGAAACAACTGGAGCTAACTATGGACGCATTAGAAGTTCAGGACGAAGTCACCACTTCTTCCATCCCCCTAGACAAACTGACCGCTATCTACATCAAGATGCGCGATGCCAAAGATACCCTCACTTCCAAGTATAAAGCCGAGTACGCCGACATCGAAGAACAGATGGCGGTGCTTGAATCGGAGATGCTTGAGATTTGCAAAAACATGAATGCCGATAGCATTCGCACAAAAGCTGGCACGATTATCCGTTCCGTAAAGTCACGGTACTGGACGAATGATTGGGATTCTATGTACGACTTCATTGAGGAGACCGGTGCATTTGGCCTGCTGGAAAAAAGACTTCATCAAACAAACATGAAAGACTTTCTTCTTGAGAATCCTGATGTTCTACCGAAAGGTTTGAATGTCGAAAATCAATATACCGTGGTAGTTAGACGTTCTAAGGAAAACTGAAAATGAGCAACATTACACTTTTTAACCAAGACCTCCCCGACTTTCTGCAAAACGCTGGAGTCAGTGAGCTTACAAAACAACTTGCTGGTAACACTGGCGTTAAACGAATCGTCCCTAAAAACGGAATCTTCCGAAAAGTGGTGGGCGGTGAAGAAATGGGTAAGGTTAAAGGCGACTTAGAAGTTGTCGTTATCAATGCTTCCCCTAATGTTGGGCGTATTTTTTACACAAAGCAATGGAGCGCCGACGCAGAGCCAACAGCCCCCGACTGTTTCTCTAATAACGGCAGTACACCTGATGATGGTTCGGCTAACAAACAGTCTGACCGCTGTGATACATGCCCACAAAACATCAAGGGTTCGGGCATGGGTAACTCTAAAGCTTGCCGCTACACACGTCGCATTGCTGTGAATTTAGTAGAGGACTTTGGCACTTCACTTGAAGGTTCTGTATACCAAATGAACTTGGCCTCCAAGTCTTTGTTTGGCGAGAGCGTTGGTGACAATACTCATCCGTTTGAAACTTACACCAAGTACTTGTCCAACAACGGCAAAAGCTTGGACTACGTTGTTACACAGGTGAGCTTCAATGAAGATAACGACAATCAATCTGTTCTGTTTACTCCATTGCGCCATATCAATAAGGAGCAGTATGCAGTGACCAGCAAGGCCGCTGTTCTGCCTGAGACACAAAAGATGGTTGTGATGACCCCGTATCAAGCTGATACATCAGGTCGTTCGTCAAAGTCAGCAGCACCTAAAGTTGAAGCCCCCAAAGTTGAAACCGAGGCTGATGATGGGGTTGAAGTACCTAAGAAACGTGAATCCAAGAAAGCTGTTGAAGCCGCCCCCGCATCCAAGAAAAGTTTGGACTCAGTGGTCGCGGCTTGGACGGATGAGGAGTAACGCATGACCTATGGTTACAGCCAAAAATTAGTTGAAGCCAATAAAAAGGCCGACGCTGAATCTTTAGGCGTAGCCTTGGGTCGCTTCTGTATAGCGAAGGAGATTACTGCTACGCAAGTGGCAGTAGAGCTAGAGGTCAGCCGCATGACGGTTTACAACTGGTTTTGGGGCGCGTTTACCCCATCTCCTGCCCACGCTGAACAGATTGAGCGTTTCATGGCACGACATAAAAAACATAAATAAACAATGTCTACATTTGATTTGCTAGATGCCGTGTTACCCACGGAGGGGCGGTACTGCATAGTTGGCATAGGTAAATATGTTGACCAGCGTTTTGCAAACACAAGGGAAGAAGCCGAGACACTCATCCAAGAGTTCAACACCAAGCAAGTCAACGTGTATTTTGGCTGTGCCAAGTTTGGTACAGCAGACGACAGGACGCACGATAACGTAGCCTTTGTTCAAGCCTTATGGCTGGATATTGATTGCGGCCCGACCAAGGGTGTACCAAACTCCAAAGGGAAGATCGAGGGCTATCTCGACCAGCAGACAGGGCTGGAAGAGCTTAAGAAGTTTTGCAAGACAGTCGGCTTACCTAGACCAATTTTGGTGAATTCCGGCAACGGTGTTCATGCTTACTGGTTGCTTGAAGAGATGTTACCCCGCAAAGAATGGGAGCCATTGGCCAAGCGACTAAAACAACTTTGCAAAGAACATGACTTGATCGTTGATGACAAGGTGTTTGAAGCATCGCGGGTTCTTCGTGTGCCCGGTTCAATGAATGTAAAGAAAGGGTTAGAGGCCAAAGATGTAGTCGTGTGGAACGAGGTTTCGCCGAGGCTGTCTATTGAGAAGCTGCGTGAGTTGCTGGGTGCACCCGAGTTGAAACAAGAAGAAGTACCGGACTTTATACCTTCTTCAATGAGTCCGATGATGGAAGCATTGATGGGTAACAAGGTCAAGCGGTTCAAGACTATCATGCTCAAGGCCGAGAATGGCTGTGCGCAACTGAATTACGTATTTCAAAACCAAGCTGAGATTGATGAGCCACTGTGGATGTCGGCGTTATCTATTTCTGCTTTCTGTGTAGACGGGGACAAGGCGGCGCATAAGATGTCCGACCAGCATCCTGAATACGACCCCGCCGAGGTAGAGAACAAACTTAGGAATATACGTAAACGCGGTGGCCCACATCACTGCACAACATTTGAAGAGCGCAACCCCGGCGGTTGTGATGGCTGTGTACACAAAGGCAAGATCACTTCACCTATTGTGTTGGGCATAGAGGTAGCAGAAGCAACTGAAGCCGACAACGAAGTGGCGGTTGAAACCGAAGAGGGTGTTAAAACGCACCAAATACCTGAGTATCCGTTCCCGTTCTTCAGGGGTAAAAAGGGTGGCATATACGTTCGTCCTCCTAAAGATTCCGAAGAAGACCCCGCAATGGTGTACGAGCATGACTTGTATGTACTCAAGCGTATGCGGGATAAAGAGTTAGGTGAGATAGCGTTGTTCAGACTTCACTTGCCCCATGACGGGGTGAAGGAGTTTTCAATAACCACTGCGGCTATTTCATCAAAGGACGAGCTACGTAAACAGCTTGCCCAACAGGGCGTAATGGCGCACTACAAGCAATATGAAAATCTTGCAACGTACGTTATTACAGCAGTAAAAAATTTGCAATACACAAAGAAAGCAGAGCTTATGAGAACACAATTTGGATGGGTTGAAGGCGACAGTAAATTTATTATGGGCAACAAAGAGATTACCAAGGATGGTACGTTTTATAGCCCGTCATCATCTACAACAGAATTTTTTGCCGAGAAGATTCATGAAAAAGGTGACATGGATAAGTGGAAAGAAGTCTTTAACTTGTACGCAATAAAGGGCATGGAGCCTCACGCTTTTGGAGCCTTAACTGCGTTTGGCGCTCCACTAATGAAGTTTACCGGGTTGAAAGGCGCGATCATTAACGTGATTTACGAATATGCTGGATCAGGAAAATCAACCATTCTGCGCATGTGTAACAGTGTGTATGGTATGCCTTACGAGCTTATGTCAATCCAAAAGGATACGCTCAATGCCAAGATGCAACAGCTTGGGGTAATGAACAACATCGCCAATACGATTGACGAAATCACCAACATGACCCCCCAAGAGTTTTCTGACTTGTCATATGGCATCAGTCAGGGCCGAGGCAAACATCGCGTCAAAGGTTCGGAGAACGCACTACGCATCAACAACACCTCATGGCAGAACATGACTTTGTGCTCATCTAACGCCAGCTTTTACGAGAAGTTGACCGCATTAAAGAATAGCCCGGATGGTGAATCAGTGCGGTTACTTGAGTACAAAATAGAACCCAATGACTTGATCGGCGTGGCTAGAGGTAAGGAGATGTTTGACCACCAACTCAATGAGAACTACGGTCACGCAGGTGAGATATACCTCGCATGGTTGGTAAATAACTTAGAGTACACCAAGGACTTGGTAAAAAAAGTGCAAGCCCGACTGGATAGAGAAGTTCAGTTCACCTCACGGGAACGCTATTGGTCGGCTACCGCTGCTTGTAATATCGCTGGTGGCTTGATTGCTCGTCACCTTGGCTTGCACGACTTTGATATGACCGCTGTGTACGAATGGCTAAAAGGCATGTTGAGTGAAATGCGCCACGATATAAAGCCACCACAGTCAACCCCTGTCAGCACCCTTGGTGAATTCCTTGATAGCCACCAC